CCGATAACTGGTGCCTTATGGGTAGCCAGATCGAGTGGGAAGTTATGAGCGTTCCGTTCGTGCATTACCTCAAAGCCAAGGTTGGCACGGTTCAGAACATCAGCCCATGTATTGATCACTTTGCCTTCAGAACTGACAATGCTTTGGTTAAAGTTGAAGCCATTAAGATTGAAAGCCATGGTCGAAACGCCCAGGCTAGTAAGCCAAATACCAACAACAGGCCAAGCAGCAAGGAAGAAATGAAGACTACGGCTATTGTTGAATGAAGCATATTGGAAGATCAAACGTCCAAAATAACCATGAGCGGCAACGATGTTATACGTCTCTTCTTCTTGACCGAACTTGTATCCGTAGTTCTGAGAGACTTGTTCAGTCGTTTCACGAACAAGACTAGACGTAACCAAGCTGCCGTGCATCGCGCTAAACAAAGCCCCACCGAATACACCCGCGACTCCAAGCATATGGAATGGGTGCATAAGGATGTTATGTTCAGCCTGGAAGACCAACATGAAGTTGAAGGTTCCCGAGATACCCAAAGGCATACCATCAGAGAAGCTCCCTTGACCAAAGGGGTAGACAAGGAATACAGCGGTAGCAGCCGCCACCGGAGCCGAGTATGCGACAAAGATCCAGGGCCTCATCCCTAGTCGATAGCTAAGTTCCCATTCCCGTCCCAGGTAAGCGTAGATACCAATGAGGAAATGGAAGACCGTGAGTTGATAGGGACCTCCGTTGTATAGCCACTCATCAAGTGAATGAGCTTCCCAAATTGGGTAGAGGTGTAGTCCGATGGCATTGCTGCTCGGAACGACGGCTCCCGAAATGATGTTGTTTCCATAGAGAAGGCTCCCAGCTACGGGCTCTCGGATACCATCAATATCGACAGGTGGAGCCGCAATGAATGCAAGAATGAAGCAGATGGTAGCAGCCAACAGGCAAGGGATCATGATCGTCCCAAACCACCCAACATAAAGACGGTTATCAGTGCTGGTTACCCAGCTACAAAAAGAGTCCCAGTTGTTGCGCTGGGACCTTGGGGCTGCAATAGCAGTCATGTGTGAAGTTAGTTTAGACGTGTTACCTGGACTCGTCCAACTCCAGAGGCAGTGAGACCGATAGCATCAGCCGCACCTTTACTAAGATCAAGGCTTCTCCCACTAACGTAGGGACCGCGATCTGTGACCGTCACCACGGCACACCTGTTAAAACATACCTTCAGGCGTGTTCCAAACGGGAGTGTCTTGTGCGCAGCAGTAAGGCCGTGTTGATCATACCGAGAACCGCTAGCAGTAATACCACCCTGGAATCCAGGGCCATACCAACTAGAGATCACCGACAGAGTAGTTAGAAGAGGAATCATACTTAGATAGCGAGGAACAGTCATATTACTTGCTCCTACAAATCCACCAATACACGCGCAGTATTGGCGGATCTACCGATATGTTACTGAAGCTCTGTTACTTCAAGTACGCCATTCGCAGCGGCAGCGGAATCACGAATGTAGCCAATGCTTGCACCTGGAGGAACAACAATATCAAAGCGTTCTCCACTCAGAAGAAAGTGGCTAGTTGTCGCATTAGCTGTTTGAGTGCCAACACCAACAACGTATCGGATGTCTGCAGTACGCGCTCTAAGGCTTAGCCGCGTTACATTTGCTGTCAGTGTCTGACTTTGGGATGTAGCTGTTGCAGTCAACTGACGAGCAACACCAGGGATACCGTTAACTTCAACACGTTCGATGTAACGATTTACCGGATCGTTTACAGTAGTGCTGGCATTATTGAATGTATTCGGTCCAGACGGTTTGTATGATGTAGTCATTTCAAAGAATGCCGGGGATTAGCTGACCAGTGATTACATAAGCACCGATTGCTGCAATGACACCGAGCATAGCCAGTCGGCCATTCAGAAGCTCAGCACGTACATTGTGGGGTACACCGTAGGGATGATCAGCCATGATGATGGGTGGTTCTTTTGCAAAGAGATTGGTGGTCATTAGAAGTTGATGTCAGATCGCTCAAGCTTATCGAAGATGTCTTGTCGATAGGCTGGGTCGTTGTCGTAGCGAGGGTCACTCATTGCTCGGACAACCTCAGCTTGACTACGGAATACATCCGTAGAACGTGCTGCAGGCTTACCTTGAAGCATGTCCCCTTCGTACCCTACTGAATCTGTGTAGCGGTAGTAGAGAGCCTGTAGGGCAAGGCTGATAGCACCAACATTGCCAGAGTCAATCACTGAATCAAACGCCTCTACTTCAGCAGGAGAGAAGTTCTCAGCAGCCCAGCCAACAAGCTGCTGATATGCTTGCTCACCTCCAACATAGTTCTGAATCTCAGAGACTTGTTGTGGGGTCAGCTCTACAGAGGCAGGTTCGGTGTTAGTCGGTTGATCATTGCGGAGACGCATGTACGTCTCAACGATGTCCTTAGAGCTATAGTTCTCTAGAGCAGCGAGGGATTCCTCACTAATCTGACCAGTTTGCTCCAGCTCTTCTCCGATGTTAAAGAGGAGGGTTTCAGTAGGATCCTCTTCGGTGTCATCTTCAACAGGACCCTCTTCGGCTCCATCTTCCGGCTCTTGTTGGTTTTGCTCTCGTGAACCAAGCTTCTTCTGCAGCTCAATGTACGCCTGTTCCAGCTCTTCAGCGCTCTTGTACTTACCAGCCAGTAGAGCATCTTGCTCCTGTTGGAGTTGCTCACCAATAGCTAGGGACTCAGCGTCAACAGCTTCTTGCGCCTCAATCGCTTGAGGATCATCACTCGGGTCGTACGTCAGATTGATTGCCATAGTTTGTAATTGTGGTTAGTCCACCAAGACCTACTCGTTCTACGCGACCGGATACACCAATGGATGGTTTGCCTATTTTTGTCTTGGGTGAATACTTGTTTGTGTCGAATGAGGTGGGGATAGCAATATCAGGTCCCTCAGGGGGAGGCTGTTGCTCCACTTTCGGTTTCTTGTTGGGCACTCGCTGTGGGCGGGACGGCTTCATATCCAAGGGCATTGTTAATCACAGAGGGGGCTTCTGGGTTTTTAGTGGGATCAGCAATTGGTGCGGAAAGCATCTGACCAGCTTGCTTAGTAAGCTCCATTTGTTGGGCTTGCTGGAGTTGTTGTTGCGTCTCTTCCTTCTGTTGGTCCATGCTCTTCACAAGGTTCAGTACGTCAATACCTTGTGCTGCAGCAAGACGCTTGATGGCTTCATCTGGGTTGATGTATTTCATCAAGGCTTCAGGGCCAATCGTTTGAGCGATAGTCGTGATGAAAGTCGTAAGAGACTCTCGGTCTTGACCACGGCCTAGTGCATTGATACCAGCAACAATCGTCGGTTTGACCAGATCTTTGGGAATGCGTGGGATTTCACCGCTACGCTGGAGTACCAACAACTTACGGTTCAGATATGGTAGAAGAAACTCAACAGTCAACAGGGAGAATAGTCCACCAAGTTGTTGTTCCAGCTCCATCTGAGTGAGGCGGACCTCTTCGGCTGTAGTGCGTTCACTCTGACGTACAGTAAGAACAAGGAATGCTTCAGCCAATCGACGTTCCAATGTAGCTGCCATCTCAGCAGCAGTTCGGAAGTCAGCTGTCTTACCAACCTGGATAACACCGATGTCATCAGGCCTGCCTTGAACGATGGCACCATTACCAGCTTGAGCGATGGTTTGTGGTTTAGTAGTAGAGCTAGGGCTAACAGTGAAGATGACTTTAGCAGCTGCTGCACTACCCTCAACCAGTGCTTGTGAGAGTGCTTCTAGAGACCGGAGATCTCCAACAAACTCCTCCACTCTCCCTCGTCCATAGTTTTCACCGTCAACGGTATTGAACCTCAGCACGATGAATGGGCTAGCTTCTTTAGGGGCCTTACCGCCAGTGTTAGGGATCCTCTTGTCGAATGCTTCCTGATGCCAAACCCAACGATTGTTGTCTAGGCGTACATGTGTGTAGACCTCTACATCACTGTCGGTCAGAGTACCGTTGCCACCAACATCACCTGGGTAGTTTGGTTTTGGTTCTTCAGCAAGGAAGTTGCTTGGAAGAAGTTGTTTGTTAATCAGCTCTTTGGTTACAATCTCAATGACGTTACCATTACCGTCTCGTTCTACGACATAGCGATTCAATGGGTAGTGCTTCAACCCATCCTTGCCCATGTACAGAAGGGCGTTACCACCAACTACCAGATGCTTGATGGCTTGGTGAACAGTAACTCGATCACTAGATGCAGCAATCGAATCCATCACCATACGCTCAAGCTTAGCAAAGCTCAAGTCAAGTTCAGACCTAACTTCTGCAGGTAGCTCAGTACCAAGCTTGTCGTCACGTACCTGCAACTTGAAGAAGGTGGTCTGTGGAGGTAGGAGTGCCAACATCAGCTTTGATGCCAACGTTACCGTACACTTCGCTCCAACTGATTGCCAAGGTGTCGGAAGACTTTTCCAACTTGTACGTCCCTCATCATTTTGAATGAGGTAAGGGAGTGTAAGCCTAGAGCATTGAATTGCGCTATCAAGAAACTGGGCACGGTGCCTAGTCAAATGATCGTACCTAGTTCGTGCGTTCATCTATCTACCCGATATTCACACCACCGCCACTAGCTCCGCCTCCCATATTCATTGGGATACGTAGGCTCTCAGTTCCAACTCCAGCAGATCGGTTTGCTTTCTTTCGTCTCACAGCTACTGGATTAGCTGCATTTCTAGTCCTATATGGAGCAGGGGGAGGAGCAAGGCGACCTGCCTCTGCCCTATTACGTTCCATTTCTTGTTGCATAGCAGCTCGGTCAGTCTCCATCTGCCTACGCAGATCTGCTGCATCACGAGCGGCTTGTTGGCGAGCTTTCCTAGCTTCGCGTGCAGCTCCACCAAAGCACATAGTTAAAGTTCCTCATTAGAGATACGATGGGCAACCCACTCTACTACACTCCGCTGACCACTCTTATACATAATCGTGTTGGTAGGGTCGTTTGGTTGCGGTAGGAATTGGGGAAAGTTTTCCTCAAGTTCAGACAAGAGGCGTTCCACAGTGAGGCCTAACTCAAGCGTACTGTGGGAGGTTTGGATTAGCATGTTCAAAGAATGCAGGCATTCGTGCTCGCTTTGTCTCAAAGAGTTCTGGAGCCTTACCCTGATACATCAGGTTGTCACTAGCATCCAGCCAAAATTTTTTGTCCAGATACTTTGACTCGGTACTCTTACCTAGTGGCTGAAGTACCCAGTTGATGGTTGCACGCCGGAGCTTATCGAGAGAAGGACTCCAATTAAGACCAAGCTCAGCACATACCAGAGAGTTCGTTGCCACATGTACTTGCTCATCTCGGCTAATGTCAGCGCTTACTGTTCGGAGACCAGCGTCACCATTAAATCGAAAGAACGGGAGTAGTACGAAGAAAATCGCACGCTCGGCAACCAATGCTTTAAGGATCGTGTGATCAGGATGCGCTTCCCACGCAGATCGAATTCGCTTGGCTTCTTCCTCAGCTTGAGGATCAACGCCGATAGCATTGGCGATGTAACCGAGAGCCAAGTCGTGGTTCTCTTCGTCTTTGATGTTAGAACGGAGCAGGTCTGCCGATAGAGCTGGAACTTCAGAAAGCGCAGATTCAATGAAGCTACCAACGGGGAGTTCCATATGCCTGATAGCAAGGGCTCGGTAGATTGTTTCTTCTGCGCCATCGGCAAGCTTTCCAGCAGTTGTTTGAACAGGTGTCCAGGCACGTTTACGGCTCAGTAGTTTCTGATAAGGGTTCATTACTCTCCGCAATTACAAGAGGGGGCAGGGTCATTCAAGATGGAGTCAAGGTAGTCATCCACCTCGGATTCGTCCAATGCAGCGTATGCAGAGGTTTTGTCTTGAGTGTCGCCCATTACCTGGAGAGAGTAGTACAAAGAAGTTTGGGGACTATTCAGCCACTCTTCGATGAACGCCTCGTCATAGGTGATCACATCAGACCAACTATTGAAGCTATAACCGTGAAGAAGTCCCGTCTTGTCGAGTAGACGGACTACCTCATCCGCAACTCGTTTGTAGTTGTCCCAACCAACCTCCGATGCAACTTCAACAGGACCGTAGTCGTAGGACTGGACACCAAAGGTGCCACTATCACGGTCTACTTGTCGTGCAATGGGAGGCGCGATCTCAGGGCAAGTTGTGTAACCATCCAGGTCAGTGTAGCGGTAACTACAGGAGGCCGTAGGAGCGATGGCAAAGGCACGTTCCATACGGTTGTACCGGGCGACCTGAGCAGCGGCTTCTACGCCCTTCTGAAGCTCAATGGCGAGTACATAAGCTGAAGACTGCTCAACCGGAACAACGCCGTGATTAACTTGGTACAACGCGTTGCCAAACTCTTCATAGGTGATTCCGTACCGCCTCAGAAGATTGGCGAGTCCAAGCAATCCGAGACCGACTTGGCGATCTGTCTCCGCAGGTAGGTACTCCCCGCTACTCCCAACATCTGTCTTGCTGTGAAGGGCGCACAGCTCTGACATTCCGGTGACAAACGCACGTTGAATGTCATCAAGTTCGCATCCGCCGAGGTTGACATGCTGAAGTAGACAGGTTCCCCGTGAGGGCAGGTAGACTTCCAAGCATACGTTTCCCCGGATTCGATTGCCATATCGGTCTACTTTGGTTTTGTTGAGCCAGATGTCTCCTTGACGGATCCCTTGAAGCAGTGCATCTTTAACTTCCTGGGTAGCGGTTTCCCACCAATGGTTGTTAATGTTGACGCAACGCTTTACCCAAGGTAGCTCAGACCGACTAGCAGAAATAAAGTCAAGGACATCAGGGTGATTGAGATCAAGATGGCATACCACAGCACCATTCTTGTAGACACCCCCACGCCTCAGGATCTCGTTGAGTGTGGAATAGATCTTTGCAAAGGATACTGGGCCGCTAGCCACAAGTCCCTTGCCATTCTCATCTCCTTTGGGTCGGAGTTTGGATAGATGGACAGCCACGCCAGCTCCGTAGCGGAGAGCGTGGGAAACAAACCGCCATGAGGCTTCAATTCCATTGGGTCCCTCCATGGTATCTTCTACGACAAACACTGTGCAGCTCACAGGCAGTCGAGAGCTTGGGTCATCAATCCATGATTGAACACGACCCGTGCGTGCAATAAGTTCCTTCTCCTTTGTCATACAAGGTCTTTAAGATTCGGTGGTTGGTAGTTGGGTCCCTTCAGGACCTTGCCATCAGCCCGATAGATGGGCTTACCATCTTCTCCAAGCTTTGACATGTTTGAGATGTGGACTCGATTCAATGCCTCATCAAGATCCCAACTCATGTTTGCTGCGTACTGGTAGCAAACGTAAACAAGATCTGCGAGTTCCTTGAGAGCTTCATCTCTGAAGTCCGGTAACTCACTTTCAGCTTCTAGGAACTCTTTGAACTCCTCAACGATCAAAGTCCGCTGTGTAGTCCTCGCAGTTGCCGTCTGTGAGTTTGCAATACGATAGGCGTTCCGAAACTCCTGAGCTTGGTCCGTTAGAAATGATTTCGTTCTCAAGTTCGTTTTGTAAGTAGTGGATAGCTTTTCTCAGATCAGCGATGCGGTCATCCTTAAACCCTGCTCGGCAGATATACTTGATCGCGTTGCCAAGGTGGAAGTTCAGTCCTTGGTCTCGGATGAAGTCCCAAACTTGAATGGAGCCTCGCTTGTAGTAACTGGGGCCTGTGAGGTTGGAGTGGGCCATTTCTTAACTAGGTTTGACATTGAGTTACCCAGCAGAAAGCATTGATGCTGTAGTGCCAGGAAGACAGTGATGACATCCTCAAGTTTTGTTTCTGGATGTCTAAGAGCGTTCTCTATCTGCTTCAGCTTAAACTGCTGCTCCAGAGTTAGCTCCACAATCGGGGCTGGGAGACCAAAGTCTTGGCCTTTGATTGGTGAAATCATAATCAGTCACTTGTAGGATCTTTGCTAGGCGTGCGTTTAGCAGAGCACTGTCTTCATCTAGGCCCTTTTCAAGAAACGCTGAAACCACTGTCTCCCATGAAACCCCTTTAGCATCAAGGAGCGCTTCCGCTCTTTTCACACCAATACCGGGAATACCTGAGTACCCATCTGTTTGGTCACCAGCCATGGTCTGGACAAAGTGCCAGCGCTTACCCATTTCTGGGGTGATGGTCACCACATCTTGAGTGAGGTCATAGAGACTGCCAGGGATCTGGCGCATGTCTTTATCTGGGCTGCAGATGATATGACCTTCCTCAGATGTCGCCTTAATGCCAATCGCATCGTCTGCTTCGATGCCATCCATGACAACTACCTTGTGCGTAACCTTGAGCGCATTGATCGCCCTTCGGTAGCCGCACGGCTTCTTGCGGTTTCTATGTCCTTTATACTCTGGATAGATGCTTTTACGAAAGTTATCAGGACTAGAGAAGTACAAAATACTGTCGTCAAAACACCCAAGGTCACTTTCAATCCTGCTCAGTTCTCGGTTGATTGACTCCATGACTTCACTGAAGTTGGAGGTCACCACAATTACATCTTCACCGTAGTCTACTTCTGTTTCGTTTGCAGCACAGCTTTTGTAGACAATATAATCTGCATCAATGAGCAGACTCA